TTATTGTCAATATACAAATTAGTGTTTGCCGAACGAATAATCTTACCTGATTTAACTGGTGGCCAGATGTATCCTTTGACAGTAAAATCTAAATCCCATAGTATCAAACGAGTGGTCATCATGTCACCCTCATAATCTACAGTAGAATTTACCGAGTTTAGTATGATAGGAACATCATACTTTTGATCCATATCGGGATTGAAGTTGACAGTAACAGTGAAGTCGGGAGTAAAGAAAGGCAGTATCTGTTCTAGTATCTGTGTTCCATCTTCGGTATTACGAACATAGATGGATAACGAAAACTCAAAGTTATAAGGAACAGGAGCATACTGCGTGTTTACTTTTGTGGATGATTGTCCAGAAAAGTTTTGTAGAGTAGTTACTTGTTTGCGTGTTGGGTCATACGACATACTTTCCATATTGAAAGATATGCGTGGAACAAGTGTGGCAATAGATTTGGTTAGTGTTGGGTCAGATGTAAGTCGTGTTATATACTTTTCTTTTGCACCATAAGACAGTGGAACTTTCCATCGTTCAAGTTCAATACCAGATTGAGTGTGACGAACACATTGGATGTCATTGAAGAGTGTGCCAAACGCAACAACAATTCTTCGTATGGTTCTATTATAAAAAGGAGCATTACCTAACATTATACTTCTCCAAACGGATTGTGTTCCGTAAAGTCAATAATAGAATCGGAAGCTGCTTCTAGTCTATCGTTATCGGCAATATCTTCAAACACTGTATTCATTGATGGAGAATCATATACATGTATAGTCCATTCAGCATTACTTGTTTCACCTTTGACATTACCAGAAACAAATTGACCTTGAACAAAGTATATATCAACAGAGGTATTTGGATGCATTATATCAACATATGCCGAAGCAGTTGAGTAATTTGTGTTTGCACCTTGATAGATTATCTCATCTTGAACAAAAGTTCCAGAACCATTGGTCAACGAAATACGAACACGTGGATACTCACCACGAATCTGGTCATCAATTTCTTTGTTGCCAGTGTTGATGTATTCGTTTGAGAACACAAATTGTTTTAGTTTGAGAGCATACACATACACATTACCACCACGACCACGACCCAATGTATAGAACATGGCTTGATTGTTTTCATGTTCAACAAAAGTAATCTCAAAGAAGTTTTGTAGTAAAGGTATATAAATCAAATCACCTTCACGTGGTCTTTCATATCCCATGTTGGTGTATCTAAATCTAGCACGTGAGACTAATAGAGTTACTTCATCTCGGATTTCCAAACCAAACTTGGACATGAAGTCACCTTCACCATCCATACCTGAAACATTTTCCAGATACATTTCAATTGGATGTGCAGCACGATAATCTTTAGTTACATCTTCACCGTAGAGATAATCTACTTGGTCACGTGTTGTGCGAGGCATGTAGTAAACATCCATGCCATAGATTTTGAGTGCTTCAATAACCAAATCCTCAACGAGCAATTGCTCAGAGGTTATCTGATTTGCAGGATAGTTATTGAAGTAGAAATTGGTTGCCACGGTTTACCCCGTGAAGATTTCAGATGGCAGTGAATTGAAGTTGTAGATATCGTTTTCTATTTTTTCAATTTCATCATGTGCGTCTTGCATGATACGAGGACCATCAAGTGTCACACCACCTGGCAATTGAATGCCAGCAAACTTACTGAGATTGCTTCCCCACTGATATTTGATTTTAGCAGTGGCATATGCTTTTAGATAACGGTCATTCCATATATCGGCAAGACCATCTTTGGTTGCTTTAACTCCAGCACAGTTTGCAGTTACTGGACTACGAAACTCCAATGTTGTGGGTGAAGTTATTGCTGCGATTTGTTTGCTTTCACCATTGATAGTAATAAAATCATTCTCCAATAGTTCTTGGTCAAAGATTGTTCCTGTTCCTGTAACTGTATTTGCTGTGGTATTAGAACTCATAGTTCCAGTTAGTATCATTGTTTCTGGTTCCATTTTACGATAGCACTCGGCAATAACATAATTGCCTGGCATCAAATCACGTGACCAATCAATGTCTAGGAAGATTTTATTTTGTAATCTATTGAAACGGAACTGTGGTGTTCCAGAGAATAGAAGATTTAGTGTGCGAAGATGTTGCATCGTAATCTCATACGACACATACGATACTGATGTAAAGTCGTAGAGGTCATGCAGACGCAACTGATAACGCAAATCAAACATGTTGATTGATGCACCAGATTGGTCAAAGGGAACGATACCAGTAACAAAAGTAACTGCATCGGGACAATAAATCCAACGTCTATTGATATCTTCTGCTGTTACCATGTGCTTCATAAAGATTTTTTCCACACCATCCCAATGATAGTCGTGGAAGAAACTTAGTGCATCATCAATGCGGTCATCTACTTGGTCATCATCAACATTTATCTCAATGACAGGCCAACCTAAACGGCGTAGGCAGTATTCTTTGAATTGCTTTCGTGTTTGAGGTTTTGCCATGAGTTCATATTACCATTTGATAATAACAATACCCGAACCACCTTGTCCTGCATTGTTTCCGCCACCATAACCACCACCACCACCGCCACCACCAGTGTTGTTATCACCAGGAAAACCAGCACCAGGATTTCCAGGTGTAGCATTACCACCACCGCCAGGTGAACCAGACGGACCACCATTGATACCACCTGTTCCCCAACCACCACCCCAACCATTGTTCTGTGAGATTCCACCACCACCACCACCGTATGTTGCAGGTGTTCCAGAAAGTGCAGAAGATATTCCTGTGCCGCCATTACCACCACGTTCATTGGAGCAACCTGAAGAACCACGACCACCAGTAGCACCAGCACCACCACCGCCACCCGCACCACCGCAACTTGGACCAGAACCATCACCACCATTGTTACCTTGACCTGGAGTTCCTTGTCCTACACCTTGACCATTAGGTTTATCACGACCAGAACCACCACCCGAACCACCGTTTCTTCCGTCACCACCTCCACCACCGCCGCCACCAGTGGCACTTAGTGCTGGACCGAATGATGATGTTTGACCTTGACTACCCTCTTGGTTATCACGGCCAGCACCACCACCACCACCAACTGTCACTGCGATAGAAGGTCCTGATACTGGATAATTTGTTCCTATTAGAAGTCCACCTGCACCACCACCACCCATACCACCACCGCCGCCACCTGCGACAACAAGATAGTTAGTTAGTAGAGTGACACCAGCAGGAACTGTCCATGAAGCACTTCCAGTGAATGTTTGATTTCCTGGTTCAAATGCTGGAGCACCTGGACCTCTTCGTATATTGAATCCACCTGTTCCAAATATTTTGCTTGATCCTGCACCAAAAGTAGTATTGATTGGCATTTTATTTCGTTCCTCTAATTGGTAAAAATCACCACAGCAGGATAAACCCACTGTGGTGAATTATCATATTATATATTAGTATACGCTTGTCGCACCGTTAGCAAATGCCGTATTGGATGCCAGAATGATATACGAGTTTGCACCTCTCTTCAGAACCGAGAACGAGTATACATCGATACCATTGATAGTTCCACCAGCAGCAGGATTGACGTTACCAGACCAACGAGTATTTGCTGTTTGCAGAACACCGTCAATAAACAAGTTAGCACGATATGCCGTTGCACCTTGAGAGAGCATGATACCAACAGAAATCATCTGGCCAACACCCAAGTAATTATCAAGTGTTCCACCGTTTTGACTGTTTGCACGAAGGTCAAACGTAATGTTAGCAGTTGGGTTAGCAGCAAAATAATACGATGAGTTATTTGCGATGTAAAGTATAGTGTTTCCACCAATAGCAGTTGAAACAATATTTGCAGTCTCAGTTACGGATTGGATGTTCAGGTTAGCACGAACTGCCAATGGTGATCCATTGAGAGTCAATGATGCACTTGGTCCGTTGTAGACTACTGGACCAGAAACTGTGCCACCATTGTTTGCATCCAACGAGTTGTTGGCACGAACAAATGCGGCATTGGCAGTGTTAAACATTGTGTTAGAATAAACCAACAAGTCAATACCTTTGACTGACACATTAGCAGGTGCTTTCAAGTTTGCATTCATCGTATCAACTGTAAATGAACCATCTGCAAGATTGACGTTGTTTGTTCCACCAATATCGGGTGTATATCCTTTAAACAAATACCATTCTTTTGTTCCAGTGTCACGAATCAAACCAGAGTGTGCATTTGTTCCGTCATTGTAGTGACCAGCAAAACCGATGTCGATGATGTCGGCAGTGTAGTTATTCAATCCTAGTATAATCATCGAGTCATTCGCAACGATAGAACCCGAAGAAATAGAAACGGTGTTACCCGAAACAAACAAGTTACCAGTGATAGATGTGTCACCAACAACTGTCAAGTTGGCAGTGAAAGTAGTTGCACCACCGACTACACCACCAGTGTTTGCATTCAACGAGTTATTAGCACGTGTAAAAGCAGCAGCAACTGAAGCATTTTGAGTAGTGTTTACACCATCATT